CTTCTGACAGAAGAGTCCAAACAAAAAGTCAGGGAAAAAGTCAAGGACAGGGCCGCCGAGAGACAAGCGCAAGACAGACTCTACCCAGACAGAAAACGTGACTTAGATGCACGTGTAAAAGATGTGTTAGAGAAGTATCTTAAGGACAATGACGGCCCTCCTAAGAAATCTAAGAAGACCAAGATGCGCTAATGGAAGACTCTCTTTCGTTTGCGTATGCCGTTCTGAAAGCTATAGAAGGAAGGATTGAGCTTACAGAACAA